GGTGACATTGTAGAATCACCAACCACACAAGCGATGATGCACGGCATCATGATGGAACCCGTTGCATTGGATGAATACCGAATGAGAACGGGAGCAGATGCCCGCGAAGTTGGATTCGTCATCCACGATACATTGGACTATTTGGCCATATCACCCGACGCACTTGTGTACCAAAATGGAACACCAATCGGTGGCGTGGAAATCAAATGCCCATCAACGAAAAAACACATTGAATACATCCGTCAAGGGAAGGTGCCATCGCAATACAAATCGCAAGTGATGCACTATTTCATCGTCATCGATTCTTTGCAATGGGTTGATTTTGTTTCCTATGACCCGCGTATTCAAAAAAATATGTTTATTTTTCGGGTGAACCGAAACGACCGCGATATCGAAATGGACATCGAGCAACGAAAAATGCAATACATTGAATTTTGGAACAAGTTGCAGAAGTATGAACAACAAATCACCAAATGATATGGAACGCATATGTTGGCAACTGGCCAAAGACTATTTCAACGCCATGGACAAATCGCACATCGTTCGAATGATTGAACACGCCGCAAATAAACAATTGAACGAAACGAATGAATTGGATTCCTAAAAATTTAAAAGAGTTAGGCAAATTGGCCGACCAATTAAATGCAGAGAAACACCCGTTGTTGCCACCACACGCATTGGTGAAAAAACGATTCAAAGACACCACCGCCAATGATTTGACCAAGACCATCATTTGGGACATGTACCACGTCCGTGGCGGTGTTGCCTACCGAATCAATAATGGTGCAACGTACGATGCGAGAAAGAAAGTATATCGCGCGGGTGTTCAACGCAAGGGAATCCCCGACATCATCGGAATCATTGATGGACGATTTTTTGGAATTGAGGTCAAAATAGGTGCCGACCGCCAATCGGCCGACCAAAAGGAAATCGAAAAAGAAATCAATGATGTGGGCGGTGTTTATTTCATCGCCAAATCCTATGATGACTACCTAAACAAAATCGCCGAACATGATTCACGATTCGCATAAATATGGCGCATTGACTGAATTGCGGTGTGCGGCTGAATTGATTAAGCGTGATTGGCATATTGCGTTCCCGTTCATCAATTCATCGGCCATCGATTTGATTGCGTTTCGTGGCAATGTATTCATCACGATTCAAGTCAAATCGGCCACGATGATGGATGGTAGTTTTGCGAGGGTAGGAAAGGATTTCAACAAATACGAGGGCGTCGATTTCATCATTTGTTATGATGTACACAATCGACGATGGTTCATTTTCCCGTTTGAAGAATTGCGCGGGCGTAAGTCGGTGACATTGTCGCCTATCAAATACGAACGCAATTGTGACAACTGGGCATTGATACGATAACAACCAAAAAGAGCAGAAAGAAAGAATGGATATTGTAGAAATAGCCAAAAGATACCGCGACGCCGGATGTTCGCCGATTCCTTTGAAAAGGAATTCCAAGGCACCCGCGTTGAAGGGGTGGCAGAAGCACGCCGACGCCCCGATTGAGGATTTCAATGTTTTCAAGACCACCAACGGAATTGGTTTGGTGATGGGATACGACAACATCCAATGCCTTGATATTGACGCCAAGCATTTCGAGGGGGACGAATACAATGAATTCGTTGCCTTGATAGAACAAGCCGCGCCCGAACTGATGAACAAAATGGTCATCCAGCAAACGCAATCGGGTGGATTCCATTGGATATTCAAATGCTCGGTGATTGCGGGAAATGAAAAGTTGGCGAGCAACAAAGCGGGTGAAGTAACGTTTGAAACGCGTGGGAAGGGTGGCCAAATCGTTGTGTGGCCAACCAAGGGTTATAAGATTATTGGAAAAATCACGGACGTCGTCGAAATCAGCCCCGACGAACGCAACGTGATTTGGTCATGCGCCAAGATGATGGACGCCACCCCACCCAAAGCGGAACCCATCGTCAACCAACCCAAAGATTCGGTTTACAATGGCGAATTGGATGAGACAACACCTTGGGGTGAATTCCGTGCCACTCATACGACGTTAGATGTTTTGACGCAAGCGGGTTGGACCATCGTTCGTGAAAACCATCGATTCGTTTATGTTTTAAGACCCGGCGACACGGATGCAGAATCAAGCGGTGTCATCTTCAAAGATTCGGGAATGTTTTTCCCATTCACCACCTCAACACAATTCGAGGCGCAAACACCATACGATGCATTTCAAGCGTTCGTGGTATTGGCCCACAATGGTGATTTCCAAAACGCGATTCGCGAATTGCGAAACGATGGGTTTGGAGCAAAGGAAGAATCGCAAGGTTTGCCCGACGATGCCTTGTTTGATTATGAGGCGGCAACGGAAGAAGAATTGAACGATATGGACGCATTGTTGGCGTCTTTGGAAGTAGATTCAACCCAAGAGATAAAAGAACCTGAAAAGGCCATCACGTTGCATTTTGGAACGGATGAATACATCTTTGGAACGATGGGCAATTTCTCATTGATTCAAGGGAAAGCCAAATCACGCAAATCGTATTTTTTGAGCGCATTGATGGCATCGGCCATTGCACAACATGATGTTTGTGGTCATATCCGTGGACATTTATCGGAAAAGGTGAACATCTACATTGATACGGAACAAGGCGAATGGCATTCAGCCAATGCAAAGAAGCGCATCCAATCAATGGCGACATTGGACCCAAGAACGAACCATCCCAATTTCATCCACTACCGATTCCGTTCCCTTTTAACGAATAAAGAACGGATGAAGATGGTCGATTATATCATGCAGACCAAAACAAATTTGGGATATGTCGTGATTGATGGAATCGTTGATTTGGCATCCAAAGGCGTGAACGATGAGGAAGAAGCCACGGCCATCGCATCCAAGTTGTTGCAATGGACGGCGGAAAAGAATTGTCACATTTCCGTTGTATTGCACGAAAACAAGAACGACCGAAACGCGAAAGGGCATTTGGGCGCACTACTGACGCAGAAGGCAGAAACGGCCGTTTCATTGGCCAAGTCCGAGAACAACAAAGAGGCATCCGAGATTGTGCCCGAATACACAAGAAACAAAGAATTCCCAGCGATGGAAATGACAATCACGGGATACGATACCATCGAGTTGACGCAACAAGAACCATTGGAGGCCATAGCGGACCGCGTATGGACCGCAAACGATATGGAACGTGTATTGCCATTGATTGATGGAAAGAGTGCGTCACAAGCCGTTAAATTCATTCAAGACACCGAGGATGTGCCCAAGCGCATCGCATCGAAGTTGATGAATGAAATGGAGGCGAACAAGATGTTTGAATGGATAAAGAATGGAAGAACGAACATCATTCAATCGAATTCGGATTTTTAGTATATTATGGAAATAGATTTGAAAACACGCAATCGCATTGCACAATTGATTGTTGACATGGAGGTTGGAGATTCCAAGCCAGTCCGAAAACACGAAATGGTTCCATTGATTGATGAGGTGAACAACACGTCTTTGATAGGTCACGCCATTCGTTTTGTCAAGAACAAGGAAGGCGATGTGATTGCAATAAAGAAATATCGACGAACCGCAATTGAAAAACGCCTTGAAAGAAACGATTCGAATATGTAGCAAATGCCAAGAGGAAAAGCCATTGAACGCCTTTTCTAAGATGGTGAACGGACGTGAGGGGAAACGTTCACAATGTAAGGAATGCGACCGACTGGATGCATCCAAGAAAGGATTGCGTGTGCCAACTGAACGTTCCAAATACACGTTGAACAAAACCACGATGATGAATCATATGTACATCCATTTTGGATGGTGGGAGTCAACCAAAACACAAGTGGAACGCGACCAACAACGCCGGGATTTGCGCAAGTATTATAAAGAAGAACAAAGCGATAAATTGAAATAATATGCCTAATGTACCAAAGAGACAACAACGGCCTTGGTTGCAAGGTCAAAACAAAGCAAGCAAACAACGATTGGAGCGAAACAAGTTCTACCAATCGACTGCATGGCGTTCACTCCGCAACATGTTCATCAAGCGCAATCCATTATGCGTTGAATGCGGCGGCATTGGCCAAGTGGTTGACCACATCACACCCATCAAGCAAGGTGGCGATTCGTTGGCGTGGGACAACCTACAAACGATGTGTCATCGATGTCATAACGTCAAATCGGGCCGTGAAGCGCACGAATAAGCGGTGATATTGCCCACAATTTACCTTGGGAGGGGGGTGTTAAATGTATTTTTGGATAATTTATAACATCACCGCCCCCACAAAACGAACACGACCGCATTTTTGAGGCAATAAAAGTCAAATATGAAACACGTTGTTAAATTTTTAACAAAATGAAAGGATTAAAAGTCAAAACAATAACGCATCACGATTGCCGCGAATGGCTTTTGTTTAAGCATTACGCCAAAAGAATTCCGCCAATTGAATTTGCGTTTGGATTATTTGATGGGTTGCAGATGGTTGGCGTTTGCACTTATGCCACGCCCGTTTCACACGTCTTGCGTTCATTGTTTGGAGATTTTAAATTGATGGAATTGAATCGTTTGGTGACAAATGATGATTTGCCAAAAAACGCCACATCATTTTTTGTATCGCAAACATTGAAGATGATTCCGAAACCGATGGTGATTGTGTCGTATGCTGACACATCGCAAAATCATCACGGGTTCATTTACCAAGCAACAAATTTTTTATACACGGGATTGAGCGCAAAGTTTAAGGATTATTATGTCCGAGGAATGGAACATTTGCATGGCGCATCAATTTTTGATTTGTCAAGAGGAAAAGAAAATCGTGTTGAATGGTTGAAAGAAAAGTTCGGGGACAAATTGTATATGAAAGAACGCCCACGCAAACACCGATATTTCTTTTTTGTAGCAGATAAGCGAGACAAAAAGCAGATGATGAAATTGATGCCATACGATGTGCAACCATATCCAAAAGGAGAAAATATAAAATATGACGCGTCATATCAACCGAACACACAAATACAAATGTTTTAAACATGGGAAAAGGAAGAAAACCAAAGCCAACCGCGTTGTTGAAAGCGCAAGGAACATATGACGCAAGCCGTCACAAAAATAGATTAAAAGCAGATGGCACACCAACGGCCCCAGCAATCCAGTCGGCCGACGAAACATTCAAATGGTTGGTCACGAAATTGGATGACCTTGGTGTTGTCGCTGAAGTCGATGCAATGGCATTGCAGATGTTGGCCGATGCTTGGGAAGATTACCAATCGGCACGCGCCGTTGTCAAAGAGCAAGGCCCGACATACGCAACCACCACCGCGCAAGGCGATATGATGTGGCGTCCACGTCCGGAGGTGACAATGATGAACACGGCGTGGGACAAAATCAAACGCATGATGATTGAATTCGGATTAACCGCATCATCACGCGCCAAGATTGAGACGCAAGAGAAGATTGAAACATTGGAAGATTTATTGGAATAATGTACCACGACGAAACAAAATCAAACCGAATCATCAATTTCATTGAACGTGTTTGCACGCACGTCAAAGGTGATTTGGCTGGCCAACCATTTATGTTGGAACAATGGCAAAAGGACTACATTCACGATTTGTTCGGCACAATGAATGATAACGGGTTGCGTCAGTATCGCACATCATATGTGCAGATTCCGAGGAAGAACGGAAAATCGAATTTATCGGCGGCCATTGCATTGGCGATTTTGTTCGTTGAAAAAGAACAAGGCGCGGAAATCTATTGTTGTGCATCATCACGCGACCAAGCGAAGATTGTGTTCGAGGTCTGCAAACAAATGGTTCGCAATTCGGCGATTTTGACAAAGAATTGCAAGACCTATCAAAACTCAATCGTGTTGAACGGCACCAATTCATTTTTGAAAGCGGTCGCCGCCGATGCTGGGTTGTTGCACGGGGCGAATGCCTCCGCGGTCATTTACGATGAATTGCACACGGCGAAGAATCGCGAATTGTGGGATGTGATGGCAACATCGATGGGTGCGCGTTCGCAACCATTGATGATTGCAATCACCACGGCGGGCGTATTCGATACGAATTCCATTTGCCATGAATTGTATTCGTATGGCCGCAAGGTGAACGAAGGCGTCATCGATGACAACACATTTTTGCCGTTGATATATGAAGCGGATGCAGATGACGACATCCACGACCCAGCGGTTTGGAAAAAGGCAAACCCCAATTTTGGAATCTCAATCAAGCCCGAATATTTTGAGAAGATGGCACGCGAGGCCAAGACATTGCCGTCAAGTGAAATCGCATTCCGTCAACTGCATTTGAATCAATGGGTCAATTCGTTGGCCTC